AATAATGGTCGGGACGGAGTGATTCGAACACTCGACCCCTAGCACCCCATGCAAGCGGACTGACCTACAGCCCGCCAAACCCGAGGCTTCGCGCCGGGCGCTCGCTGCAACGATGCCCAACTGTGCGCAACCGTGTTTTACAAAGTCACTCGGAAAGTCACTGAGCCTTTTTGGCGCCCTATCCGGCGTTCTGCCGACTGAAAACCAATCCAAAACCCTACAGCTCGTCGCCTCACCCTCGCCCACCGTCTGCACCTCGATTACTGTATATCCAAACAGTATCAAGCAAGGCATTCCCGTGGATCCCCTCTATATAGAAGAAACCGACGATTGGCTCGGTAACCCGACTTCGCTCGAAACCTGCCGGCATCAACTCCGGATGTACGAAAACGAATTCGAAACGCTCACCCTCAAGCTCGATCGGGCACTTGAAAATATTGAGGGCTTGGTTCGAGACAATGACGCGCTCACCCAGGAGAGAAATTCTCTCAGGGCAAAGCTTCAGTACGCCGAAGGGGACTTGCTGAGCGAAAGGCGAAGATTTGCGGACGTCGAGCACAACAGGAACCATCTGTTCAATGAAAACCAGCGCCTGCTCAGGGAGATTCGCGACCGCGACGAGGAGGAATGAGGCAGATCCTGGCTACGGCACGTCCTTGAAGAAGACGTGGTGACCGAGCTTAAGCGTCTGCTTGGCCTTCGCCGCCCAGGCCGGTGCCTTGATGCTGGTGGCGTAATAGTGAGTGGCGCCGCCGGTGGGATCCGGCACCTTACCGTCGATCACTTGGTCAGCCGCGATACGACATTGCGCCAGTTCACGGAACGGGATCTGCTTCACGCCGATCAGGAACTGATAGTTCGGGTCGGCCTTGTTCCAGCTGCTGAACTGGTAAGGCTTCTGGCACACGCCGGCGTAGCCCTCGCCCCACCAAGACTTTTCCTTTCCATCAAACACACGGTTGCGGATCGTCCAAGCCACGGCCACTTGGCCGGCCGTCCCTTCACCGCGAGCCTCACCCCAGATAGTGCGAGCGAGGATGTCGCGGTCTTTTTCGGTTACAGGCATCACTTTTCTCCAGGCAAAAAAATACCCGCTCAGTGGCGGGCTATCAGGATTGCGGCAGCTCAGGCCAGTCCGGGGTCTCCGGCCATCCTGCGCGCTCGGGCGTCTTGCCGAGGGTGCTCCGGTACTTTTTCCAGACCTTCAACTTGGCCAAGTCCTCATCGGTAATTTCTTCAATGTCGAAGTCGTCCTGCAGCGGCTGAATCACAACGCCGGCATCAGCCATGCGGGCAGACAAAATGGTGCGGTTCTCCCGATCTACCTCGATGCGCGTCAGGTTATCGATCAGCCATTGTGGGATTTCCTCAACAAATGTTTCCCCCTCCAATACCCCGCGATCTTCGGTGTAAGGCGCCCAGGAACTTTCGGTAATTACAAAGCCTTCCATATCAGTTATCGCTCCGCGCTGTAGCCGACAATGTCAAAGTTCGCGCTGCCACCGGCGGCGGCGAAGAAAAACACGAAACTCAGGTTCACCAAAGGCAGCCTCAGCAACTGCCTCGTCGAGCTATCAATGCCACGGACAAGCATGTACTGGAATTCGTAATCGGTGACCCAAAGCGTCGGCCCTCCCGTACCAGCCGTGGCATTGTGGCAACTGACCAAGGCGCTCTTGGCGATCGGAGGGACGATTGAAATGAGGTACACCGTGTACGGGGTGACCGAGCCGTTGCCCGCGACGATCCGGTAAGGCGAGGCGTTGGTGGTATTCCGGTACTCCAGCAAATCGCCGTTCTGCACGGTCTTCAGGATGTTGCCGCCCGGGCCGCTTCGAACCGAAAACAGGAATCTCCTGCTTGGATCTCCTGACTTTTGCCGCGCTGTACCGCCGTTGTATGTGTCTGCGATTGTTGAGCTCAACTCGAGAGTTGGCGCTCCGGCGTTGCTGTAGAGGTAGAGATAGTAAAACGTGTCCGCTGCCAAGCTCCCGCTCGTAATGCTGATATTGAGCGTTGTTGCGACTTCGAGCGCTCGACCAAGCGCCGGGATGTATGCGGCGCCTGGTGAAATGCTGAGTTGCGTACCGGATACCCAAGTAAAATTCAGCCCCTCGATGTAGCCTTTCGAGACGCCGCCCTGAGCAACGGTGAGAGCCTTGGTTAACGCATTGAGCTCGGTGATGTCATTGTTTGCACCGCTTTTCGCAGCGCCCAACGTAGCGCGGGCCTCCGCCGGATCCGCATCATTCAGAAGACCTTGAATCGTGGCGGATAAAGTCGACAGACCGGTGCCGCCTTTCGTGACTGGCAGGGTGTCATAGTTGCCAGTAGTACCGAGAGCGGCCATTTTCACGCCATAGGTGTTTACCCAGTCGCGAACCTGATCAGCCAAAGCCTTTTGATAACCTTGGATCGGTGCAATGGCATAGGCCGCGCCAGATGCGGTTGCGCCCAAATACGGCGGGATGATCGAAATCACCGTATCGCTGGCGACGTTACCAAGCTCGTATTGACGGCCGTCTGGCCCGATAAATGCGTCTCCGATTCGGGTATTGGCGGCAAAAGCTGTATTAACGCCGGTAACGACGTTCGAATTTTGGATAACAGAAACCGTTCCCGATCTGTGCCAAGGCATGGAAATATCCTTCAAAGAAGTTAAGCGGCTTGTTTCGCAAAAACTGCCGGCAGGAAGAAAGCGAAAGGATTCGATGCAGCAACGGTGATGGCGTAAAGCTTGCTGTTGGGGAAGTCCCACCAACAGTAGAGGTTACGTGGAATCCCACTACCCGAAGTCATGGGCATCCCAAACGTGTTCAGCAACATGAATTCGTTCTCGGGAAAGTTGAACGGTACGCTGTAGAAGATTCGAGTAAGCCCTTGCTCAGATATGTCGTAGGTGACGTATGTCCAGTTCTGGAAAGCGCGAGTGAATGTTGCATTAGGGGTCCCGGAGTCAAACAGCAGCTTTCCAGCTCCATCCCACAATCGCATTCCGTATTGCCCGACAGGCTGAGCACCGAACGTCGCTACAAAATACCGGCCGTTCAGTCCGGCAGCATTTACGTCGTAAGCTCGGACATAGAACCCAGTCCAGTTTCCCGCCGAGCCGAGAAGCCTCATCTGACACAACCCTGCTACCCCATTGATGGTGTCGGGACGCACAAATACCAGAGGCGGCTCTTGGGACGTGACAGGCCTGGCGAAGGTTGTAACAGATCCGAGCCCTTGTTCCTGCGTCGGCGCGTACCGACCCGACGCGATGACCATTAACCTTGAGAATTCAGAATCTAGAGTCACCACGTTATTGTTATTCGTAAACTGGACACCATAGGACATCAGCTCCACCTCATTACGATCAAGCGCATCGTTCCGGACGAAACGTTGCTATCCGCGTAGGTTCGCGTGTGGTTATAAACTCGCGCCACACCATCAAGCATTTCAGTCTCGAACTGCATCTGATTACTGTCATATGTGCCGTTGGGAATTACGATAGCGGTTCCGTTTCCTGGACCGACGCCGGGGACGGAGAAGTCCTGACTGCTTTTCGGGCCGGGCGGGAAAGTGACAAGCGTCGACAAGGCAACTCGAATTGTGAAAGAGTTCTCGTCCAACTGGAGCGCCCCGTCGGCGCCCCATATCCGTACTCCATAGCTCATGCGTTCAGATTCCCCCACTGATAGCGCTTAACGCCGTTCTCATCGAACACTTTGCCGCCGTTGTTGTTGATGGTCTGACGAGCGCCACCGCCCAGCGGGCTGTTCAACTCGAAGTTGCCAGCCTTGTCGATACGCCACCCCTGCACTCCAGCGATGTAGTTGTCTGACTGGATGAAGAAGCCGATCTTCGCGTTTCCGATCGATGCGTCCTGGATGAACGCGGAGTTCATGAACACCTGCCCACCCTGTACCGCAAACGGCACCGCGATAGCGCCGCCGGCAATCGTGTTCACAATGGCGAACCGATCAGCACTGACCAGGAATTGGCTCTGCAATCCCGCTGGACCATTCTCGATGCCAAGACCGATACCTGCAGCGATGTACTGCCCGGTACCTGAGTTGTATTGCATCTTCACCGACCAGCTTGCAGCGAGCTTCCCGTTAACGTCGTTGACGATCGACGTGTTCTGCTGGATCACGGTTTGCTGATTGCCGACAGTGGTGCTGACTTGGCTCAACTGCTGAGCAGTTGCCTGCTGGTTGGTGACAACGACTTCTTCAAGAAGCGTGACGTTCGCGGAGTTCTCGGCAACCTTCGCGTCGAGCGTGACGAGACGTCGAGCTGATGCTTCATTTTCCGAAGCGCGCACCTTCTCCTCGGCCGCGATCGCCGCCGTGCTGGTCCAGCCTTTCATGGCGTCGGCCAGGTCACCGTCCCCATCATCATCACGGTAGGACGCCCGGAGCGCTTGAAACGCTGTCGCTTGAGCGGTTACCTCTCCATCCAGTTCGATGATCCCAGCGGTGTTGGTGGCGACCTGCTGAGCCAGTCCATTGGCGGTTTCCACGGTCTGCCCTACGTCGAGCCAGTAGAGCGGATTCGGCGGCGGGGTTCCGGCCGGTACCGGGCCGGTGGCCTGATAGATCCGCTTGCCCTGCACCACCAAGTCGTACTCTTCGTAGGTGTCTTCTGGGTTGTAGCCTTTCAGCCCATCGAGCGCATCAATCTGCTCCTGCAGGCCCGGGATTTTGTCGATCTCGTCAGCAAGATCCTGACCCAACTCTGTCTTCGTAATTTTCCCGGCAAGTGCCGCCAGATAGGCCGAAACATCATTTGAGGTCTGGGCGGGAACGTAAAGGAAAGAGCTCTTTCCGTAGGCGTTCGACGAGCGGATGAAGTAGTAGTAGTTCGTCCAGAACCCCAAGCCTGTGTGGGTGAAGGACAGCCCTTGCCCCAGATATTCAGCATCGTCAGACGTGGCTGTCGGTGAGGTGCTGAAGAAGTACTCGTACGTGCCCCCGTTCAGACCGTTTTGCGAGTTGCTCGGAATCAGGACGATGTTGTCGATCGAGGACTGCACCACACAGCTTTCAGGAATGGGTGGCCCGTTGATGCTGACGGTGATCGTCACTTCGCCCGAGCGAGCCATAGGCCCGACAGCCGCCACGCTCATGGTGTAGTTGCCGGACGGCAATCCATTGATGGCGCATTCCGTCGATGTCGCGGGCACGTTGTGCGACTGAATCGCGGTCGCGCCTTGGCGCACGATCACGATGTATTCCTTCACAATGCCACTCGGCGGCAGCCAGGACAGAACTCCCTGGGTGACTTCCGCAGTGGTGTCCTGAGTCCACGTGAGGTTGGTGGGCGTTCCGAGTCCCCCGGAAGGCAGATTGATGAAGCCAATCGGGTTGTACGGCTGGCCGACGGCGTCGTCAAAGATCGCTGGCTCATACTGCTTGACCTGGACCGTGCAGCCCTCGCGATCGCCCATCGACCAATCGGAGACGATGAACTCGCCGAGGATGTTCAGAGACGGGAGGTTCACCCGAACCACGCGGCCCGGCCGGCAGTTGTAGCCCGCAAAGTTCATCGGGATGCTGATAGCTCCACCAGCACGGCGCCGACGTAGCTCCATGTTTGCCAGCCGCTGGGCCTGATAGGGGTTGGTGACATAGGAATAAGTCAGCGTCTCCGCTGCCTCTCCGCCATCCTCAACGATCCATTCGGCAACACTGACCTCGGGGTAATCGGTCTCTGTCCACGATTGGGACGGGTCGATGAACGTACCGCGAACGGTGTTGATTGCCGAGTCGTTGGTTGGCTCGGTGCTGCCAGTAACAGTGCCGATCACCATGTCTTCGGTGATTTCGAAGTCGTACGGCCCGTAGTAGGCGCCGGCCTGGAACATCCAGCGACCACCAACTCGGATCAGGTGGCCACCAGCAGCGGCTTCGAGCTTCTGCAGGACGCCGGTTCGCTGCTCGTCTGCACCGATCACGCAACCGCTCCGGTAGCGCTGGCTGGTAGAGCCGTCCGCATTGGTGACGGCCTCGTCGCAAACGTTGGCAGCGCTTGCGAAGGTCTCGAAAACGATTTCATCGTCAGGCACGCCGCAACGCGCACGCAGGTACCACAGCAGATGCAGTGCAGTGTTTTCGCTGTAACCCGCAGTGTTACTCCGGGGATCGTAAATGTCCCTGCGACCGCGCACGACGAAACGAGTGTCGGGGATGCCGGACGGGAATTTCTCGGCGCTGTAAAACAGGGAAATGCGGACAAAGGATAGCCCACGACCTATCTGTGAGTCTTTCCAGTCCGGGCAGTTTGCCTTGAGGAATGCGTTTACCTGAGTCGGATCGACGACCAGCTCATAGGTGGCATAGGCACCGAACGAGCCGATTTCTTCCTCTCCGAGGTAGATGTTTTCGAGCGCATCGACCGCACCTTCGCACAGCACGTACACCAGGTGAAGCCACTCGCCCTCACCCTGCGCACCTGCCTGCTCCTGCGCCCACACCAGCACGCCACCGGTAGAGACGCGGCCGAGGATGAAGCGAACCGGCGCCTTGGAAGAGCGCACGGTCTGAGCGGACGGCTCGTTATCGCGCAGCGGCGACTTGGTGTTGAGCTTTTCCTGTTGCTCGGCCGCGTAAAAGGCAAGCGCCGCGCCAGCCACGGCACCCCATGGGCCGCCCTGGGCAAAACCGACCACTGCGCCAATGACGACCGAAGCAAGCTTTTTAACGCCGCCGCTCATTCAATTCTCCACGCGGCCAATGGCACGCACTCAACGCGGGCCGCGCCGTCATCGGTCGCAGCCCAGTAATCTCCTGCCCAGAAAACAGCCATGCTTCGGCCGCCGGGCGCGTCGTACAGCACGACGTCACCGCGCTGAATGAACGGCAGCGGCACTCGGGCGAAGTGGGTATCCCAAGCGGCCTCAAGGCTGCCGTGCTGCTTCTTCAGCTGCCGTTTGGCACCGGTTTCCGTCGTGTACTTGCCCCGATAGTTCTCCGCCGGATCGACACCACACACCGAAGCCGTGCAGTCGGCGGCGAACAGGCAGCAGTCAAATTCGCCCCATGAAAAAGGCCGCCCTTGGGCGGCCTTGATCGTTTCGTTCAGACGGGTTGTCCAGTCTCGGTAGCGCATGGCTAGCTTCCATAGGTGAATGTCGGTGCGTCCTTCTTCGAGCCCCAGTAAATGGGCCACTCGGACATCTGGGCGATGGCGTAGAAGAACCGGTCGCCGTCGTGGCGCGCGCGGTGGTTTTCGTCGGTGAAACGCTCAGTACCGGTACGGCTCCACTCGGCCATGCGATCGATAACCGGGACAGTGATGCTGTTGCCGTCCTCTCCATTGCCGGCGAAAGAGAACTTCGCCGCGTCCATCCGGCCAGAAAAAAGGATGTCCGCCGCGTAGTTACCGGCCTCATCGAACACCACGAATATGACTTTTGCCATTCGCCCTCGGCAGCCCCGGATGTTCGTCTCGGAAAGGATGTAGGCATCCAAACCACTGAGTGTCAGCTCGACCGACATGGGTGATCCAGAGTTGTCGCTTTCCTGCGATTGGCTCACCTGGCCGAAGTTACCCACGCCCAGGTAGGTGATGCCATCGACCACCAAGTCTCCGGTGCCGGTATGCGCGAAGACCATCCCGTCGACGAAGTCGAGCTGCACGGCGTACACCGGCATGAAGCGACCGGTTGCGATGATGTTCACCACGTTCTGGCTGAACGGAAATGCTGAGGGCATCAGAACGCCTCCCTGAATTGATAGCTGCCGTTTGCGATCACTGGCTTTACGGACATAGCCCAGGTGTCGGTGGTCATCCGCATTTCGGAGTACGGGTTGAGGTACTCGACGGCGGTACCGGCCGTGAGCGCCCTGCGGATCCGCTTGTTGAGCGAAACCGTCACTCTTCCCTGCGCGTTCGCCGATGCCGCGTCCGTAACCTCAAACATCTCGCCCGCGATGGTGATGTAGTCGCCGGCAGCGAACACAGCGGCATTCGCCGGTGCGCCGCCGATGACCATCGATCGCGCCTGCGCGTTGCCGGTGACCACTGAGAGCGCTCCGACGCTATTGGTGCGCCGGCGCGTGAACGCCGGCAAGTTGAAGGTGCCCATCATTCCGTCAAGCTTCCCGAGGAATGAGGACAGTTGTCGCTCCTGCTCTCTGGTCAGCAATCCGAAGGTCAAGGTGCACTGCCAGTAAGCGCCCGGGTAGCCGACGATCTGCTGGGCGTTCGAGAGCGTCGAGGTAAACGCCCTGCTGTTGTTGACGATACCCCACGTCATTTCTGACGGGCGCAGCGAAGCCGGCCACGTGAGAGCCATGCAGTACTCCTTAAATTGCTTAGCGCCGCGCGATCAGCTGGCGGATGGTTCCGTTCATTTTCAGGTCGCGCACGACCAGCTCGTAGCCGCCCTTCGCCCCCTGCATAGCAGCTTCTTTCACCAGATTGACGGTGGCGTCATCCGGAGTGCCTTGGAAGCTGAAGTTCTGCTGGATGACCGGAGCAGTGGACGAGCCCGACGAGATCGGTACGACATTGGAGGTCGATGCCGCAGCGGTAGCGCCAACGTAGCCGCCATCTGCGTACCCTTTGGAGTTCGCGTTCATGCGCTCGAGGAATTCACGGGCACCTGGCTGGCTCACCGCTTCCTTGCGGACCACGAACTCGCCGCCGTGCACCACGCCCTTCGGCTCGAACTTGCCGCCGTCGCCGGTATAGCCGCCGTCAGAGAAACCGAACTTCGAGCTGTATCCGGCTGCAGATGCTCCGAGAGTGGAGGACGTCGCGCCGGCGGATCCGGCGGCGAGGCCGTTGCCGGCAGCAGCGCCACCGGCAGTCAGCCCGCTGAAGATCGTGCCGAAGATACCCACCGCCGCCTGCCGCACCTGGATCCGGATCAGGTCGGCGATGATGCCGTCGGCCAGATCCTTGAACGACAACTTCCCGGTCTTCACGAACTGGATGATGCCGTCTTCCATGTTGCTGAAGGCGTTGGTGAAAAGATTGCGAGTCTGGCCGGCGACATCGCGCGCCTGCTCCGAATAGGTCTGAAACGCCGACGATGCACCGAGCGCCCAGTCCGATTGGGCCTTGTCCACGTCCGTGTAGTATTGCTGCTGCATGGCGAGACGGGTTTGCAGGGCTGAGCGGAGCGCATCAGTCTCTTCGCTGTACAGCTTTTCGCTGATGCGCCCCTCGTTGCGCTGCTGCTGCAGAGCATCCATTTGCGACTGGTACTGCTGCTCAATGCTGAGCTGTTCCTGCAAGCGCTGACGCTGCTGGTCGCCCATCCCCATGCCGGCGAGGTTGTTGTCCAAGCCCGTCTGTGCCTTTGCCAATTGGCTGGCCAGATTGGTCTGGAATGCCGCGAGCTTCTGCGTCTCCTCCGTGGATATCTTCTTGAGCTGGTTTTCCTTCTCAAGCGCGGCGTTCTTTTTCAGCTGGGCGGTGATCAGTTCCTGGTTCGAAACCAGGGCCTTCTGGTCGGCCGTCAGGATCTGCTTACCCTTGATGTCGGCGAGTTCCTGCTCCCACTTCACCAGCGCCTGCCCGGCGGCGCCAAGCTTGTCGACCTCACCTTTCTGCACGCCAATCAGCGAGTTCTGCTGTTGCAGCACGGCATATTGCTGGCGGGCTTGGTCGAGCGCCTTCATGCCGGCATCTTCGCGGTATGCCTTGGGCTTTTTCTCTGCTGCTTCCTTAAAGCTATCGCTTTCCCTGATGGCCTTCAGAGCTGCGGCTTCCTGTTCTGCGGTGATCGTATAGCCCGCAGCCCTGGCCGCGTTGATTCGTTTCATCTCATCCTCAAGAGCCTTGTTCCTCTTTTGCTCCTTTGTGAAGTATTGCTCTTTATTTTTTTCGAAAGCCTCATATGCGGCCTGACCGTCGCGCTGAATTTGGGCGTTTCGTGCGGCAGCATCAGCTGCGTCCTGCTCGGCCTTCGACTTTTTGTTGTAGGCATCCAGTTCAGCCTGAAGAGAGGCGATTCGCTCTCTTGCGTTACCGTCCTCATAACCAGTATCAAGGGTGGACTTCAGATAATTGATTTTTTGCTGGATGGCTTGAACATCGGGGCCGTCGTTCGACTCCCGCCCGATATTCAGAATGGCATCCCATCCGCTCTTGGCTGCGCCAGCAAGATCATTCCATGCTTTTTCAAGCGTGCCGAGGTTCGCTTTCATCGTTGCGGCGCGCTCGCCCAGCGCCCTGGCATAGGCTTCCTGCGCTATAGCTGCGGCTGCCTCCTTCTCACCCATTTGCTGAGCGGCTCGGATTTGCTCGTACACCGACGCGGTCAGAAAGTTGTACTTGTCGTTGAGCTCCGCAACCGCTTTCACAGGGTCGTCGGCAAGCCGGGCAAACTCAGCGACGGTCTCCGACACTGCTTTGCCCGTGGCTTTTTCATAGGCGATTGCAGATGTTGCGATTTGCTCAAAGCTTGAGCTCGCGATCTTCCCGGTACCGGCAAGTTGAGCCAGCGCCGCAGCAGCGTCAGCCGTGGTGCCGACGGTTCCACTGACTCGCTTTGCCATCTCTGCCAGCGCGATCGTGGTGGTACCGGCTGCGTTGCCAGTGGTGACGAGAGAAAGGCGGTAAGCATCTTGCTCTTTCGATCCTTGGTAGTAGGCCAGACCGAGCACGCCAACCGCTGCAGCAGCCACAGTGAACGGGTTGACCAGACCGAGGATATAGCCGCCCAGCGCTTTCGCGGCCGGCCCAACACCGCCGAACATGTCTTTGAGCTGGCCGCCCTGTTGCAGGAAAACGGTGAGAGGCGCCTGCCCTCCCTGTAGCGATACGGCAATATCGGTGAACTGCGCTGGAACGCCTCGCAGCGCAGCAGCAGTTGCCTTTGCCGTCATGCCGGTCTTGCCAAGGTCCGTATTAAAGCGTCCGAGATCTGCCCGTGTGGTGTTGATCTTCGCTTGGTACTCGGAAAAGGTATCCGCTTCGATCAAGCCAAGCTTCCGGTTTTTGGCAAGTTCCTTCTCTTGCTTATCCAGCTCACCCAGCTTTCGGGTGACAGGGTCAATACTCCCCAGCAACTCTTCCAGTTGCTCTTTCTGTGTTTTGACTTTTTTGCCTGTGGACTCTGAGGACTCGCCGACGCTATCAATCCCGTCGGCCAGCTTGTCCATCACAGGCTTGGCCCGAAGACCGGCGCCCTCGAGCGCCTCAAGCGCCTTGCGAGTATCAGCAGCCTTTTGCTCGGCGTCCCGGCTGTCGATCTCCAGAACCAAGCGGGATGTCTGAGCCATTACTTTTCTCCAGGCAATAAAAAACCCGCCGAAGCGGGCTTATTTTCAATCTGCTACTCGTTGGCGCTCAAACACTCGCGAAACGCCTCATTTTGAAACTCTCTCACCATTTCCGGCTTCAAGGCCTCCATCATGGCAACGGGCCGCTCGTAAGCTCGAAGAATCATGTTCTTGGCAAATTTGCTGCCATCACCGATCTTGTCGAGCGAATCCTCAAGCAACTGACCATTCTGGCGCGCCGTCATGGCCTGCCCGGCCAGCGCCGAGATTTTCTTGCACGAACTGTCATCTGCATGGGCTGATAGCGCTATGCACAGCGATGCTAGCGATGCTAGCGATGCCGCGAGTAATCGTTTCATGCTGCCTCTCTACTTGTATTTGTAGGGCTCCGGGGATGTGAGTAGTGGCTCAGCCTTGTCCCACATTCCGCGATATCCGCGAACTGAATAAGAGTAGCCCGGCTTCAGATCCAGCAGCATTCCTCGCAGATCGCCCCCGGCGCACGCAGCGTTGTTTTTGATGCTCAGTTGAACCGGGCCTGGCTTGTGGTACAGCTTCACCGATTTCCCGCTGCTCGTTTCAGCTGCAAGTCTTTCGTTGAGAAAAACCTGCATACCTGCACCGAGGCAGCTCAGAGCGCCTGCGTCCTGAGTGAAAACAATGCGAGCATCACTGGCCGAAGTTGGCTTCCCAAAGGCAAAGATATCGTCTGCCGGGACCTGTGCGGCCTTCTCAGGCGAAACGCGAGTAGTTTCGCAACCCACCAGAAGTAAGAACGCCAACCCAAATGCTATTTGTCTTTTCAAAGACACCCCTCCCTGTTTGAAAGAGGAATCTAGCACCAAGTCGAGGCCCTCGACAAAATCACTCGTCGGCACCGGCCAAGAACACCGCATCCAGCGCAAACATCACATCGTCGATCTCATCGCGCGGCAGCGGTGACGTGTGCGATTCCAGCCAGTCTGAGATCTCCCGCGCCGAGAGCGGCAGCGGGAACGCCCCGGCCATGCCGGCGATGTACCGGCGACCGCGAGACACGTTCCGGTAAAGGTTGAGCAGGTAGGCGGTGAGTGGGTCATTCTCGGGCTCGCCCGGGATGGCCATCTTCAGGCGCGAGTAGACCGCCCGGCGCTTCTCGCTTTCCCCGCCCCACTCTTGCTCCCACTCGAAGCGGGCGACTGCTTTCCCACCGACTCAGCTCGCTCTTCGGCAGCATCGTTGGCAGCCAGCGCGCCTTCGCGCAGCACGAAGATGAAGAACTCGATGTTGTTTTCCAGCAGCTCAGCAGCTACGGGCGGGCTGTACTTGATCGGATTGCCGTCGGCATCCAGCACGCCCTCCCAGCCCTTCACGATGAAATGGCTAAGCAGCATCGCGTGGTTCTGGTGCTCGGTCATTTCGCCGGCGACCACGCCTACCTGCCCCTCTTCAAACCGCGCATCGTTGCGCTGAATACGACGGCGCATGCGCTCCAGCGCAACCTGATACTCGGGGTTATCGATGCCGGCCAGCAGCACCTTGGTGTCCTTGTCGAAGCTCGCCCAGCGTTCGCCGGTGATTGCGGGTTTCTTCTTGCCCAGTTGCAGAGCCATGGTAATTCCTCAACGCCTCGCCAATAAAAGGGCCACCCCGGCCGGCGTGAATGCCGGGGCAGCCAAAGGTCGAGCAGGTTTATGCAGTGACGGTGATCGCCGCCGTGCTGGTTTTGGTGACGTCCGACACGCTGGTAGCGGTAATCGTCGCGGAGCCAGCGGAAACGCCGGAGACCAAGCCGGATGAGCTGACAGTGGCAACGCTCGGCGCCGAACTGGACCAGGTGACGTTTTGCGCGGCTTCGGCCGGCAACGCCGACGCAGTGAGCTGACGAGTCGCGGCTACCGCAATGGATGCGGTCGTAGGCGCCACCGAGACGCTGGTCACCGGCACGAACGGAACGCGGGAGATGGTCGGGCTGACCTTGGCAACGGTGTAGTTCAGCGTCACCTCGATCAGGTCGCGCTTGCCGCCATTCGGCAGCTCGCCATCCACTTCCACTGATGGAAAGTTGAAGGTGTACTTGTTGCCCAGGCTGTCGGTGATCGGGAACACGACGCCGATTGGCGCGCGGGTGAAGGTGTTCTTCCAGATCTCCCACGCGCGCTTCGACCAGGCCAGCGTGATGCTGCCGGTAACTGCCGCCTCGGTGGCGATGTGCGCGCCCGGGCCGAGACGATCGGAGCCAAGGCAGCGCTGAGTCTGCAGGCTGTTGTCCAGATTCACGGTCATGGCCGAGACACAGGCCACGCCTTCGAGCGACTGGCCATTCACAAGGATCGTGCCGACGTTGTTGTTCGACAGGAACGGGGTGGTGGTCGGCGCATTCGGCGAAACGACAATCGGGGTGTCTCCGTCGGTGTAGTCCAGGCACGCCATGTTGAACGTGGCGGTCACCTTGCCTTCAGACGGGATGTCGAGCGCGAAGGTCGAGACGTGCGCGCCCTTGAACACGCCATAGACGCCGACGTCGTTGTAGCCCTTGGCGATGCTGAAGGTGTGGCGTGTATCGCCAACACTCAGCACGTTGCCAGTCCAGTTGCCGTAAAACGCGGCCTCCAGCAGCTGGTCGAACGAGCCGAACGAGAACTCAGCGGTTAGATCGCCGCCGATATCGATGCTGGTGGCCACCGAGCCTTGGCTCAGGCGGGTGTCGGTGATTTCGTCGCTGACTTCGGTGTTAACGGTAGGGGTCAGCGCGTTGCCGGTCAGGCGCAGCGTGTCCCAGGTGCCGGTGGGAGTAACGCCGGGCGTCACCTCCGCAATGATGTGGCTTACAACTTTTGCGCCAGAGCTCATTGGAGCCTCCTATTCGCGGGCATAAAAAAACCCGCTCAAGGCGGGGTTGGCTGGCCCAATGGGCTGGTTACTTTCTGGGCATCGTGATCGAGAAACGATCTGCACTGACGAGGAGCTGGGAAGACAAACCCAACCCAATGCCCGCCGCTACATACTTGCCGCCCAGCAACTCAAGCTTGATGGTCCATTCAGGCGTCAACTTCGCCTCCTGAGCGCTGGACTCATCAATCGACTCCTGACGGATGTACGTCACGCCGTCGACGACGATAAACGGCTTTGGCGGCTCCTCTTTTCCTGCACTGGACAGGCACGGGTCGCCGGACGATGTGAATTCAAGGCTTCCGCTCTTGTGGAGCTTCCAGCCGGAGACGCCCGGAACATAATTTGCGCTCTGCATTTTTCCTCTCAGCCGGCGCGAAACCGGATGTTGACGTTGATTTGGTAGAAGCCCTCGAACTCGCCGGCGACCACTTGGCTGGCTTCCATGCATTCCAGGTCGCCGGACATCCAGTAGGCGAAGTGCGCTTCGAGCGCATCGGCCAGTTCGTTGATGGCCTTGGTGCCGGTGCGCTCCCGGGCAAAGCATTGGATGCTGATCTGCCCAGGCTTGCGCGTGTGCGGCCGGTCGGCCATGCCGGCCATGAATGCCGAGGCGTACTGGATATTCAGCCGGCACCAGAGGCCGGCCGCCGGTGGCGTGAACACTGCCGGCTGGTTCGGGTAATCGATCCGCGCCTGGTCAATGCCAGTGAAGGCGACCATCCGGCTGGTGATGAGCGCTCTGATCTGCTCGAAGGTCATTTGTAGGCCTCGGATACGCCGATGAACGCGAGGTCATAAACCCCGCCGGGCGCCTGCGTGGAATGCCCCAGCTCCAGCATCTCGCCGTAGGGGCTGTTCGTTTGGATGTAGATGACGGGAAACTGGCCTGATGCCTTGATGAGCATGCTGCCCTTGCTAATCGTTTCGCGGCCGGACGGGTCGACGCTGTCGGTCGCAGTCATGTCGGGCGCGCCGATCGATACCAGGTGACTTCCTCGGAACGTGCCGCCGATGTAGCCCTTCCCCGCTGCCTGCGCTTTGACGAAATAGTTCTCTTCGCGCTCGCGCTTGGTCAGCTTCTTGAATGCCCTGCCACCGGTGCGCGCCGCGTTGCGGGCGTCGACGTTCGCGTCATAGGCATCTGCCAGCGCCACGTTTTTTGTGCGCAGCGCAACGTTGGCCTGCCATAGGTCGGGGTTGCCGACCGGCGAGCGGTTCACCACTTCCGTGAGCATGGCGGTCGCGATGACGCGCGCCATCTGGGTGATGTCCTCGCCAGCCTGATCGGCAAAGTCCGTGAGGCTATGGCTCCAGCCCGCCTTGTTCGACATCAGACTTTCCTCAGCTGGATCTCGTAATGGGCGCCAGCCGGGTCAGTCTGGACGTTGACCACGTCGAAATCGTTGATCTTGTGGCCGATGTCCGGAACCCCGCCGATCGTTTCGTTGGTCAGCGCGATCAGCAGCTGGTCGGTGGCGCGGATGTTCACGCCATCGACCTGAGCAATCTTGAACGCGTCGAACACGCCCCGACCGGTGTAGGCGATGACAACAGGGTCACCCGCCACCTCATTGACCGGATCCCATGTTCCCGGCAGCGTCACGCCACCGCTGAATGGCTTCACTGCGTCCGCCAGATCAGTGTCGAAGGCCTCGGCCAGATCCGCTTGGATCTCTTCACGTAGGCCCATGGGTCACCTGTACACGTTGAAGCTGAAGCCGCTGACACGCCATGGCGCGAGCAGCCCCAGCGCGAACTGGACCCCATCGGGCAGCGCAGTGGATTTGCTGGTGTCGATCGATGCGAACGTCTTGCTGGTGGTCACCGATCCGGCTTTCACCGTCTTGGCTTCCAGCGATCCCTCGGTCTGCTGCTGGTACAGCTTGCCCTCGGAGGCGACAACCGCCAACTCGGCGCCGGCCTGCTTCACCTCTTCAGGGATGGCGTCCATATCGACGCCTACCAGGTTGAGCGAGGTCATATAGGCGTTCGCCTGCAACACCGCCCGGGCCTTCTTGTCATCTGGAGCCCACGAAGCCCCGAGGATGGCGTCAACGTCCGCCACGGTGATGTAGGTAGCCATCAGGCCTCCGCTTGAATGAGTGGGGCCGAAGCCCCGAGTGTTACTTGTTGGCCTTCAGCAGCGCGAGCAGCTCAGGCTTCGAGTCGTTGACCTTGTAGGCCACGCCCTTGGCGTCAAGCTGTTCCTTGATCTGCGCGACGGTCAGCTCTTCGAGCGGGTCGGTCGCGGCGACCAAGCGATCTTTCTCTGCCTGCGCCAGCAAGTCATCGACCTGCTTCTGCAGCTCATCAGACTTACTTACCGCAGCGTCGCGGGCATCTGCCAGGCCTTGCATGCTCGACTGGATGCCGGACAGGGTCTGATACAGGCGCAGCGCTGGACCATCACCCTCGACAGGGTTCAGCACGCCCGCTTCGAGACCGGCGGCCAGCGCGTTCACGGCGTCGAGCTGCAGAGCCTCGTGGGACGGTTCAGCACCACCGCCACTGTTACGGCCGCCACCTTCTGCGATGCGCGATCGCGCATGGTCTACGCCACCGGTTTCGCCGACGGTCTGCGGGCCGACAGTGATCTCACCCTCATCACCCGAAAAACCCCAGCGGGCTTTAATGTTCGGGTCGATGTGGTTGTCTTTTTTTACGGTCATGGGTTTCTCCTGGATCAGTGCTGCGCGGCGGACAACTCACCCGCCGCGCGCTCGGTTACGGCGTTGGCGCAGTAACGAGCGAGGTCACGAACGCCATTGGCACCTGCTTACGCGCGAACTTGCGGCTCCAGTTGGTAGCCAGGGCCAGGTCCGCCCAGTTCGCCGAAATTGGGCGAGTGGTGGTCGGGGTGCCGGTGATGGTCACGCTGTCGAACGAGAAGCCCAGCGGGTGCACAACGAAGTTGCGGCGGGTCCACAGGGTCTCAGTACCACCACCGTTGCCACGATCTGGCGCGCGGTCGTATTCCAGGCCGTCTTCACCTGGCGGGGTTTCTTCGGCAAAGCCGATTGCACCAGGGCCAAAGATGATGGACAGGTACTTGGCTGTAGGCCCGGTGCCGATTACTGGCAGGCCGTCGTCCAGCACAACTCGCATGCCCTGGAAGCGACCGAACTCGGGGATCTGGTCGGCAATAGGGGTGAAGTCGATCTGGTTCTGGATGGACAGCTCGGTGTGCACGGCCGAGTGCATGGCGATCACGCTCAAGCCCCCGAGCTGGCCGCTGTAGTCGCCCATAGTGCCCTTGGCACGAATCACGGCAGCTGGGCCGATGATGCCGCCGGCGTCCACGACCATGTCGCCGCCGTTGGAGGCGATGTTGTCGTTGTAGATGCCCACGGCAGTAGCGATGGTGCGGCGCTGGGCCACGCGCTGCCAGTAGGAGATCAGTCGACCGGCGACGAACTCCAGCGGGTCCTGGTTGGTGATGTTCTTCACCAGGTTCATGCAGTTCCAGCCTTCGTTGAGGTACGCGGCGCGCGCCTGCATGGATGCACTGGTGACCGACAACGGTACCGCGATGTCGGTGTACACGTCGTTCGAGTAGTTCGATTCGATGGACGCATCCAGGTCAACCCACCACGGAATGGTGAAGGTGTTGGATGGGCTGGCCAGCAGCGTGGTCATGTCGCTGTTGGTGGTCAGGATGCCCGACTGGAAGAACGCGGTACGCTCAACGCTGTTGACGGTGATGTAGTCCCGCAGTTCATCGCGGAAGATCACGTCCGAGAGAATGGTTGGCATTGCTGAATTTCCTTTTACTTGGCCTCAGCAGCGGCTTTCATGCGCGCGTGCTCGGCGGGGTTGGTTCGGCGGAGCTCTACGCGCTCCATACCGGTCATTTGGTCCCACGTTTTGGTGGCCCCGCCACCCTTACCCCCGGCAGCCCCGCCACCGTTCGCTTGCGTGCCGCGCACCAGTGAGGCGTAGCGCGGCGCTTGCTGGAATTCTTTCGCCAGGTCATCGAGTGTTGTGATGGTCAGGTTGCCGGAGGCGTCGGTGACCTTGACCTGGCCTTCAACGATCTTCAGGCGGCGCTGGACAAACTCAGCGAGGATCTCGGCGTTCTCGCCGTCGGCGATGCCGGTGGCGATCTTGCTGGCCGCTGAGGTCAGGTCGCGACGTTCGATGCTGGTGGTCAGCTCCGCCAGGCGGGCGCGCTCGGCCGCAAGGGCCTGCTCGCTGCTGGCATACAGCTGTTCGAAGTCACCTTTCGCCCTGGCAGCATCGAGCTTCTCGCGCTCGAGCTTCTCGTCAGCCTCGCGTCGCAGGCGCTTGGCCTCCTTGGCTTCATCCAGCAGCGTCTGGTTCTGGCGCTTCAGGCCTTCAAGGTCGGCACCGCCAGTTGGCAGCCCTTCCACGGCCAGCACGTAATCTTCGCCCTGCGCCTTGTAGAAGGCTTGCAGGGAGGGTTCGAGTGCGTCGTATGCAGCCTTGTCGATCTGGTATTTCATGTCATCCCCCGGATGATTTGCCGTTGGCTCAGCCGCGGGCGTAAAAAAACCGGCTCATGGCCGGCTGTTCATAGTCCCGCTCGCTCGAAGGCCAGCGGCTCAAGGTCTTTCAGTTGCTGAAGGGTCAGGGTTTTGCCGTTGTCATCGACAAACTTGTCGAGGGTCAGCTCGCCCTTGCTGAACAGCGCGTAGCGGTTTGGGCCAAGGATGTCGCGCTGGAAGGCTGCCGGCTGGCGTGACAGCCAGTCCTGATAGCTCGTCTTGCTCGACACCATGGCAACACCGTCGGGGCCGATTGAGGGCCGGGTAGAGCCTGGTATCTCGCGGGCAAACTCATCCTTGAGGACCGGCACCAGCGTTGTGCGGCATCCCCAGTGATAGGGTGGCTTAGGCCCATCCAGCGGGATGATCGTTTGATCGATGCCCATGCAGTACAGCGTGGTGCTGGAGTCGAGCGTGGCGATCCGCCGCATGCCCTTGAGGATGTCGTCGTTGGCCTTGAGCGTTTCAACCCTGGCCGTGCTGGCTACGTGGTTGGTCATGGTGCGAACCAGCGATGTAGCCTGATCCTGATGCAACTGGTGGATGCTGGTCAGGCGCCGGCCGATCTGCTGGCTGGTCTCGCCCAGGCTTGAGCCAATCTGAATCTCACCGATGATCTCGGCAGCCTTCTTGGTGCCAAACTGGTCGAGCGCGCCGCTGATGCTGATGCGCTGAATGCCCTTTCGAGCCTCCAGCAGCAGAGGATCAGCCAGCGCCGCAGCGCTCACCATCTCCGCTGAGGGCACGTTGAGCTGCACGATGGCCTTGATAACCTTGCCCAGCATCTTCCCGTTGAATTCAGCCTCATAGGCGGCGAACTCACCAAGGTCGAGCTGAGCGCGGCCCTTCAGGTCGTCGTAGATGCCCCGCAAATCGCCCTGGAGCGTTTCTATCTGCGAAGTGTAACGACGAGTGCCGTAATCGCTTAGGCCTCCTGAGACCCGATCCTTAGCAGTTTTGATGGCCTTGCTGATGAAGGCCGCCACCCGCTTCAGGTTGCCGCCGGCATATCGCTGGACGTAGACCTGGTGCCGGGTGGTGGCGTCCGTCAGGTAGCCTTCACTACTCATCGTTCACCCCTGGAGGCTGATTGGTTGGCGGCTCACCGTTCACAGGCTCGCTACCAACCACCGGCGCCTCTTCCTCTCGGTCTGCATCGATGTCCTCGTCCGTGCGATCCGAATCCAGCACGCCGGACTGGCGCAGGTTCGTGCGCAAGTCGCTCTTGGCGATGATGCCCTGTTGCCAGAGCTGCATCTGGGCCAGGATCGCTTGGGCGTCCATGACGTCGTCGAAGAACTCCTGGTTGAGCCAGAACACAGTGCCTTCCTCGTCAACATCCCCAACCATGAAGCGCTGGGCGTCGAACAGGGACAGGCGAACCGCCTCACTCACGTTGCCAGCGATCGTGCCCAGCACCGAGTTGTCGGAGCTGTAGCGGATGCGCACGGCCTCTGCCGTCTCGGCGCCGCCGCCTTGCTGGACGATGCGGGCGCCGATCATGAGCATCTGCGCCTCTTTGTCACGCATCAGAGTTAGAGCAAGCTGGCTTTCGTCAGCCTGGACAAGCTTTGCCGATCCAGTCTTGCCGAGAAGATAGCCTCGGGTTGACCCAATATGCATACCGTTGGGGTTCAGTTTGGCGAATGTGTCAGGGTCCATGTCAGAGGTCAGGAACAGTGTTGGCTGACTGCTGATGAAACCACTCTGCTCCACCGTGGCGCTGTTGCCATAGTGGAGGATGTTGACCTCGGCCAGGTCTTCCAGCGGCGCCTTGTCGATGCTCGCGTCGTTGTTCTCGGCGCCGAAGAAGTGGAACGGGATGTGATAGAACGGCTGGCCGGCCTTGTCCTTGGGCTCCGTTTCTTCGCCTTCGGGGTCATCGGCACTGTGCACGCTCTGCACATACTTGCCATCGCGCAGCATCAGGGCCCGGTATTGGTCCTTGGCGGTGAACTCAAAGCCATCGGGCGTTGGCTCATTGATCTTTTCGTGCAGCACCACCAGCGTCAGCCGACGCACGCCGTCGATCACGTCCTCGCGCCAGTTGATGATGCTCTCTGCGCAATAGAAGTGGATGAAGGCGCGTGAGTTCGCCGCCTGAGCCACGGTGAGCGCGACCTGCCCTTCTGGCAGCTGGACCTTCGGGAAGTCGACCAGCAGCCCGCCGCGCCCAGTGTCGAGGCACTCGCCGGTTGCTTCCTTGCACATCTGCTCGATGCTGGAGCCGTCTCCGCTGGCGTTTTCCAGGAGATATTCAATAGCCGTGGGCAGGCTGATCTCCGCAGTCTTGCGGAACACGGCGCCCAGCAGGCCTGTGCGCGTGCGCCCCACCACGTTCAAGAACATGGCGCGCTTCTTCAGCTGCTCGTACCGCGCCCGATTCTCGTCCGACAGGTTGAGCGGGTCAGGCATCGGCAGATATTCGTCATACTTGCGGACCTCTCTCGGCCCCTTTACGCAACGCTTGACCAGCTGCCAACCGGGCAAGGCATCGCTGTACTCTTGCCTGATGGCGCTGTAGTTGGGCATATGGGCCTCAGAAGGTGAAGGTAACGGGTATGTGAGTCATAGGCTTGATGATTGGAAACAGGTGAGCCAGCGGATAACCGGCCGCGTCAATGACGTGATCCACACCGCTCGACTTGTCCGGCATGCCGTTCTTGTCGTAGGCCTGCTGCTCCAGGCCATCCGTGAGGTGCGGACACCGATGCGTGTTGACCTTGAGCCGCCGAATGCCGTCACCGTTGAGGATCAGGGCATTCACAGCGTTCACACGGTCAGCAATGGCCGGGTTCGTCGAGTTGACGCGCACCGAAAGTCCAGCCTGGCGAATGATGCTCAGGTCCGACTCGCTGGCGTTCTTGCTGCTGGAGTTCTGGCCGGATGCGTCAGGGAACACCTGAACGGCATGACCTTTGAGCTTGTAGCGTTCGTTGAACAGCGTGACCATCTGCGGCGTATCGCGGCCATCGACGATCTCATCGACCGCTACAGGCCAGCCATCGCGCATCACGTAGACCACGGCGCTCATCTTCAGCCGGTTGAAGTCCATCCCAATCAGGACGGGCTCATTTGGCTGCAGCGTTTCGTCTGTGTGATTCAGCACCCTGCTGAAGTCCGGGTAAACGCTGCCGGATGTCAGGTTGGTGAATCGCCCCTCGATGTATGCGTCGATCAGTGCAGCCGGATAGCTGTCACGGAGCGTCTGCACATAATCGTCGGGTAGAAATGGGTTGGTGTACGTTGCGGCCTGGATCATCACGTAGCCGGGCTTCGGGTTCCGGCCCCAGGTGTCATAGACGAACTGGAAGCCTTCCGGCGTGGTGTAGGCTGATACACGATTGAATGGCTGCTCAATGTCCGAGGGCTGCTGCCTGTTCCGCGCGATGATCTTGCGCCAGGCCATGGCCGCCTGAGTCTTCTTGAGCGTGTCGATCTCGTCGACGTGCGCCCGGTATGACTCGTAACCAATGATGCGGGCCGGATTCTCCAGCGTCCGCAGCACGAAATCGCCGCAATTGGGCGAACTGGTATAGATGATGTTCTCTTGCTTGTTGTACTTGTAGCGGATGCCCATGTCCGTGAGCTTCTCTTCCATGCGCGGGGCAAGGATGAGGCGTACAAGGTCATAGGTCGGCTCGTACAGGGCGATCAGTGCGCTAGATGACGACAGAGCGTCACGCAGCGCGCAGTTGGCAAGGGTTTCGGTCTTGCCCGTACCAAAGCCGCCGACGAACGCCGGATACTTCTCAGTCAGTTGGTAGAAGTCAGCCTGGGGCTGCGTCATTTGAATTCGCAGCGTTCGACCTTCCACCAACCACCTCGATTTCGATTCTGGCTACCGGTGGCAACTCGACAGGGTTCGTTTTCAGCAGCTCTGCGCGGGTTCGCTCAAGGCTTTCAATGCGGCCAGTGAGTCTGTCGATCATGCTTGAGTAGTCGCGGACCTTGCTGGTGGTCGCCTTCTCGCCGTCTTCGAACTTCTCGCTATCCAGTTCCAGCGTGTTGCCGAATTGATTCTCCCTGTCCAGCGCACGCATCAGGCGTATCCGGGTCAGGCGCAACTCATCATCCACGCGGCCAAGCTCAATGCTGGAGAGCATGTCGTTCTCTGCTTCGGTGAGGAACTGGCTGTAGATCGATCCAGGCTTGGCGGCGTGCTTGTTGGCCTTGTTGGCCTTCGACGCCGCTCCACCGTGTAACTTGCACCGCGAGGAACCCGGAACAGCGTGCCGCTTGCATGGTTCCCCTGAGCGCGTTTTAGCGCCACATAGGGCCATGGGCTTGCCTCATTCATGGGGTGTTTTCGCAGAACGATTCATTCAACGTCGTTCGAACGTCATTCAATGGTTCATTCGATTATTCGTTCCAGCCACTCTTCAATGATCCGCTGAACTACTGGCTCACTCAGGATGGAGGATGGCTTGTCACCGGCAATGACTGATCGGATCAGGGCATGCGGAATGACGTGAGCGCCGTCGCTTGCTGCAACCATCAGGTGCGGGCGCTGGTCGGCGATGTCATGGATTTCTGCTGTCATGCTCACTCCAGTGTCGCGACACAATTTGTACTCCCGCGAAACGTGTCGCGACCTACTTGCTCTGACTGCGTTTGATCTGCGCGTCCACCTGGTCCGCGCAAGTGTCGAGCAGGTTGATGGCTTGATTCTTCAGTTCCCACAGCTGGCCGTTGTCGGCGAGGTCTTCATCAGCTACCCGCTCACAAGGCACCAGCTCAGGGGGTTCGACTCTTACCGCCGCTGTCTTTGTTACCAGTGGCGGCTTTACCGCGCAGGCCGTCAGGCAGAGGCTGAGCAGCCCAATCACGAACAGGCTTGCTGTTGCGCTTGAGTTCTTCAAAGTTCTTCTCCGCCTTTTTGGCTTTGGCCTGACTGGCCTGTAACCGCTTGTTCAGGTCTTTCTGGTAATCGGCGTTGCGCTGGGCTTCGGCGCGCAGCGTGGTGATCGTGGCCTGGCTTTCGAGGTTGGCGTCAACCGCCTTCTTCTTCTCGCTGGCTTCGAATGCCACCTCACCGCGAAGTGCGACAACGCGCGACTGCTGAATCCCAACGAGGAGCAGGCCGACCAGGGCGATGATGATTGCAGCAGCGAAGGCCTTCATGCGGCATCCGCCTTGCGACCGAGGAAGCGGGTCACCAGCTCGCGAATGGCTGTCACGCCAAGGAACCCAATAGTCCCTCCAGCGGCAACCGACAGGCTGGGCGGCCAGGTCATCCACTCAATCACGCTGGACGCAACGAGGCTCAGCGATCCGCAGATCAGCGATTCGAACAAGATCCGACGCTTACTGGTTTCCTTTGCGTCGTACATGACTCGAAGCAACGATACGGTGATGGCCATGATTGCGCCCTGCCAGAGCGGATTGCTCAACGCCAGCCAGATCTTGGCCCATGTGTCTGGCTTGTCAGGCATGTTTGGCATCCGGGTTGCCTCCCCCTTGGGGAGATTGATAAATCCGGCGTCCGCTGCACTCCCAGCTTGGGGCAATGGGTGTGGGGAGCCGAAAACGAAAAAGCCCCTGCGAATGCAGAGGCCCTGAATAGGTGCGGATGGCAGGCGCTGATCTCCTGCTTTCGGGATGGTCGAGTTGCACGACCGTACAGTGTGGTTCCGATTACCACAGGGCCAAGGCCCGTTACCTTTACGCATCAGCCTGCGCATTCATCCGCATAATGCGAGGGTCTTTCCCCTCCTGTCCGCCGAAGGCTATCACAGCGTCGACGCCCCTTTGCATCGATCTCGCTGATCCAGTCTCGCGCCACCCTGCAGCATTGTGAGGTCAGGGCGCGCGGGCTGCCGGTGTTTATCCGTAGCACTGCACTTGCCGGCTTATCAGTGTCCAGACCTCCCGAAGGCCGCTCTGGCTGCGGTGATTTTTAGGCAATAAAAAACCCGGCGCGGCGGCCGGGTTTCGTTTGTCACTCCTCGATACGCGCAGGAATGACAGGATGGGTGAATAATGCGACATGGCGACATGACATTGCAAGCCCTTTTGAGGGACTATTTTATGCCGCCTCGCCTTCCAGCACTCCGACTGCTTCAAGCATGTGCTGTGCCTCGACCAGAGCCTCGTTCACAAGCGACTCCAGCCCGTCCTTGATAGCCTTGTTCCAGCGCTGGTAAGTGCGCTCTGTAAGCCCTTGGGAATCCCAGTTCGTCATGTCGTAGTTCGAGTCGGCCAGGACGATCATCTCGCCGGGCTTGTCCTCTGCTACCGCACGCGCATGCTTGTTGGCCCGGGCGACGTCAGCATCTGCTGCCGTGTTGCGCCAATCCCACTGCCCCTTTTCCTTGTTCTCCCGGTGTTTCGGCGCCTTGATCTGGGTTACCGCTCGCTGAATGCCCTTCACCTGCTGCGGTACCGCCCACACCAAGACAGCCTGCTGCGTGAAGCGCTGCGGTGCTGGGGTTTTCACCACGGCGACCAGCCGGCCGATGGAATCGATCTTGCGGCCACGGTGCGTGCTGTACTTCGCCACCAGGGCGTTCCAGTGCCTCGGGGTGAGTTGGGCGTGCAGAAGCTTGTGCACGATGCAGTCAGCCAACAGCGCGGCATCCTTCCCAGATATTTCACCCTTGAGCTTGCTGGCCTGCACCCGGGGCTCGACGTTGCATCCGCCGGAACTGTTGATCGTCTCAGCGGCCAAGGCCCGGACTACTGCTGAGATCACGTTCTGGTAATTCATGCTGCCTGCCCCTTTTTCAGTTCTCGGGTCTTGGCCCGGTATTCGGCCTTGATGGCCTTCAGATCGTCGGTGGTGTACTTGCGCACGCTCTGGTCAGATTCCAATGCGTCGACCGCTTCTTGCCCGATGCGCGCGATCAGGCCTATCCGATAATCCACGGCGTTACCCGATAGGAATCGGTTGTCCTGCTTGCTCTGTGCATGGCAATTGCGCTCATCGAATCGCAAGTGCGGGGCGGAACCGACGCTTCGGTAATGTCCTGCGTCTACAGCGTTACCGCTCCAGTCCAACGGCTTTCCGCTGGAGATGCACAGATGGCCGGCGGCCTGGTCACGCGCACGGATGTATGCGTTGAATGCTTGCTGAGCCTCACGCATGTGGTCGCCGCGTGACTTCAGCTTCTCCTTGCGTACCTGGATCTCGCGGCGCCCAACCTGGGCCAACGCCTTGCCGGCCTTCTCCTGGTTGACGTCCTTGATGGCCAGACCGCACTTGTACCCACATACCGCCTGCCCGAGGCGCTGCGGGACGAATGAGTCCCCGCAAGCTGGGTTCTTACACTTCTTCGGCTTGGGCGCCTTCGATTCCTTGATGGCTACGCGCATCAGTACCGCCCTCCCCACTTGTCCTGCTCAGTCCAGCGAACGTCATGCTCGGCGCCGAAGGCATGCATCAGCTCGAACAGATCGCTGAACCACTTCTGCGACTGCTTGCGGGTCGATACGGCCATCACAACGAAGCCACCGTCGAGGCCAGGCTCAGCGCGCTGTTTCTCCAGCGAGGCACTGAAAAGGCACTTCCAGTCTTCACTCGTCAGCTTCTTGCCGTGCCAGACCACTTGCTCGGATACGTCCTTGAGCATCGCCCACATCTTGCGGTTGCAGACGTCAGGGCGTTTCTCGTCCTTGATGACCACGATCTTGGGCTTGGTGAAGTCGGTGGCGTGCAGGACGCCCATTAGGCGGCTGATATCGCGCTGGCTGCGGATCGCGAACTCGTTCATGGCTGCACCGCCTTGCGCCGGGCGTCGTGAAACGCGAAGACTTCGTCCATTCCGTTGTTGACCGCGACTATCTCCCGATCAAAGTAGGCCTGGCTGTCCACCTCATCTTCCGGCGGCAGTTGGCCCGGGCCGACGAGCGAGTTATAAATCCATTCCATGCCAGCCGCCGGCCCTTTGCCGTGTTCCTCCTCGATCAACGCTGAACGCATGGCGAGGATGTATCGCCCGAAAAGCAGATCCATTTCCTTGATCCGCATGCGGGCGACTTCGTTCTCCTCCAGCAGCTCAAGCGCGACCTCCTCCACGGTCTTCTCCCCGAGGAACTCCTGCAGCGCCTCGGTGTTGCGCTTCCAGTCTGCGCAGTCGGCACGGAATGACGCGGCTTCGGCCCACAGCAGCTTCTGGAGTTTTGGTTTGTCGATAGTCATGTCAGAAACCCTCCTTGCCGCGCTGAGATTCCCAATCGAACGGGACCACGATCATTCCGCCCTCGCGCAGGCGGTCGACGCAGCGATCGCCCATTGCGGCCGGCAACTGGCTGGCTTCGAGGTTGGAGATCACCACCGTCGGGCGCTCCTGCTCGTACCGGCCATTGATGATTGCGAACAGGGTCGTCAGCTCGAAGTCGCTCGGCTGCTCCTTGCTCACGCCTACCTCGTCCAGCACCAGCAGATCGGGATCGATCAGGCTCGACAGAATCTCGGCCTCGCTGCGTTCGCTGTGCTTGTCGTACGTGGAGCGGATCGCCTGAAGGATTGCGCCGACAGTGCGGTACACGGCCGTCCGGGACGTGTTGTGCAGCAGCTCGTTGGCCATGCCGGCGCCGAGGTGCGTTTTCCCGGTACCGGGCTTGCCGATCAGCACCATGCAGCGACCGGTCTTCAGGATCTCGTCAAATATCTGCACGTAGTGCTGGCAGAACCGGAGGGCTTTGCGCTGGCCATCGTTCTCGGCCTGGTAGTTGCCCAGGGTGCGAGTGGTGAACCGTTTCGGGATCAGCGCATCGCCCAGCTTGCGAGCGAGGGACATACGCAGTTCCATCGCCTTGTTGGCCTTCTCGGCCGCGTCGGCTTTCTCGCGGGCGATACGGCTGCATTCGGGGCAGTTGCTTCTGAGCTCCCGGCCTAGCACGGCATAGACCTTCTGCTCGTAGGCGCCGTGGGTTTCGCACTCAGCAGGCTGGATGCGAGTACCCGGCGGGAGTTCTGGAGTGGTTTGGACTGGCTCAGAGCGCATAGCTGCCATCCTCCCGCTGCTTCAATCCGGAGGTGTAATCGCGATCGGCGAAGCCGGTGTGACGGGATTGCGGAAACGGGTGCACGTTGCTGGCGACTTTCACCTCGTCTTCCCAGCGCTTGCCGTTCAGCCATGTCGCCGGGTGGGGAATGAACTGCCCGCCGTCCTTGACCCATGCCTCGCAAACGACTTGCGCAGCCAGGCCTTCGGCAATCTGGCCGAACAGGTCAGTAGTGACCTTGAGCTTCTTCCAGGCTTTTTCAGCTGCGGCCTTACCCTTCTTGTTCGGGTACATCTTCCAGAACTTCGGGAAGAGATCATCACTCGGCGAAGTCGGCAATGCCGAAGGCGTTGACGCGGTGAGGGAATCAGCAGTCAGGGATCCGGAATCAGGAATCAGAGAATCAGCCGGAGCGCTACCGAGAATGGCAGAAGGACTTCCGCCAAAATCGGTAGTGATACAACCCTCTGACGCAGAAGGGATAACTGACTCCGGCTCATTACGATGCGGGTTCTGATGTTTGTCGAAGTTCTCAACTTGGATGTATCGCTTCGGTCCGACTGAGTACCGAACGATGAAGCCTTCGGACGCAAGGAACCTCAAAAGCCCCTCGACATCCAGCCCGTCGCGGTATGGGAAAAGCTCTCCCTTAATACGCATAGGGCGATCTTCTAGGCGGCCAGCCTTATCAGCGAGCAGCCACAATCCTTCAAACAGGAGCGTTGCCATTGGATCAGCAACTCCAAGGATCTCGTTTTTAAACAGGGCAGGCTTGATATTGCGAGCACGGGCCATTACGCAGCCTCCTGTGTCTTCGCGAAATCACTAATAACGCCGTCTACATCCTCAAACCATTCGCCGTGACGACGAAGGTCAGCGAATCGCTTATGGAGCTCCTGCTCAACATCGGCGGGAATTACCGCCAGCGTGGCGAGAATGGCTCCAGCACCAGTCTGCAAGGATTTGATTCGGCCCCGAACATCGTTGGTGCGACCGATTTTGATCATGTTCGTCGTTGGGTGGCGCACGATATAGGTGCTGGTCGAGGAGTTTTTGTTCTCCAAGAATGACTTATTGCACTGAATGTAAAATGGGATGAGGGTTGCTTCGGCGTAGAACAGCGCGCCGCAGTGAGATCGCAAGACCTCGGCGATGTATGGATATTTTTCAAAGAGCGGGATGATTGCCCGTAGCTTGTCGCGACCAGATTCGATTTCGTCCAATGCTGCTCGGGCCTGATCACGGTCCATATGATCAAGATCCCCTAAGTCAATCGATCCAACTTTCTGACTGGCAAGCCCCATGAACGTAAATGCCCATTCGTAGACCAGGGTCATGGGTGCGACACCCTCTTGTATTGCGTGAATTTCTTCCGCAATGATTTCTTTCCGCGACACGTTTTCACCGTTGCCAAATTGTGTCGCGACACTGGCCGGGGTATTGATCGTTTGGATTGATTGGTGCATGATTTGCTCCACAGCGTGTTTTAAGAGAGCCGGGTCACTACCCCGGCTTTTTTTCGTCTCGAATTTGGCAGAGGCCCTCTGGACTACCCCGAAGAGTCCCTGCCAGAGGCCCTCATTGGGGTCACCAGTTGAAGGACTGGCGCCTTCTTCCTTCCCACCTCGGAAAGCGCCCCACTCGCGATGGCGGTTTCCGTCATTTCGTTGATCGCACGGCTGAAGCTCCAGCCGTTTACGCGCATCAATTCCTCCACTCGCTTTCGAGTCGGCGGAGGCAGCCTTTCCAGCTCTACGGTCATTTGGCCCTCCAAAGGGGCTTCAGCCCGCGATATCTTCTTGTTTGTCCTGCATGAGTTCCTCGATCACGCCATTGGCCACTGCCCACTCGATGATTTCGTAGAGGTAGGTGGC